ACTGGAATAACTACAACAACTGGAACTGGTAGTCACCCACTTGCTCTTAAAATTAATTTTAGAGCAGATGCCGCAGATGCAAATGATCTTCAACCAGGTTATCCAATATTTGTGAAAGATACGACTGTTGGAACTGGTGTAACATCGGTCAACAGTAATGATGCGTCTATTGTTGGTATTGGAACTCTGTTCCTTGATAATGTTTATGTTGTTGGTTCTAAGACAAATAATGGTCCAGATGCAGAGATTGTTTGTAATGTACATACTAACTCATCCATAGTTGGAATTGCAACTACGGGATCTACCACTCTTCCTCTTGGTAGAATATCTTGGGGTAGATTATATAATGCTGCCGATGGAATTACAAGGGCAACAAATCCAGTTTCTATTGGAGTTACTGGATTGACAGTTGATTCTGGATTATCAACATTCCCAACTATTCAAAGAAGGCAGTTAGGACTGAGAGATACTGGTGCTATTGCAAAATTATCTCAAACTCCTTAACCACATATAAATACATAAAAAAAGTCTAACAATGCCAGCACTTGTTACTGATAACTTTAGGATATTGAATGCCAGTAATTTTGTCGATTCTGTCGAATCTGCATCAAATTCATATTATATTACGGTAAGTTTGCCAAATCCAACTGTGGTGGGATTTGGAAGATCTACAACATGGAACACCAATACTCCTGCTCCGATTGATAATTTTGCATATAATTCTCACGCAGGTGATGTTGTTCTGTATGGTAAAAAAATATCTTCAGCAAACATTCGAAGAATCATTAGAAAAATTGATTGGGTTGCTGGTACAAGATATGAAATGTACAGGAATGATTATAGTATTTTAAATCCATCACCACTGACAAATGCATCAAGATTGTATGATGCAAATTATTATGTAATGAACTCAGATTATAGGGTTTATATTTGCATCGAAAATGGTTCAAGTGGGACAAATGTAAAGGGGAATGTTTCTCAGGATGAACCAACATTTACTGATTTAGAACCATCAAGAGCTGGTGATAGTGGTGATGAATATATTTGGAAATATCTTTTTACAATTTCTCCAAGTGATATTGTCAAATTTGACTCAACAGAATACATAACCGTTCCTAATAATTGGAGTACCTCTACGGATTCTCAGATTAGGGCAATAAGAGAATCTGCAGATTCATCAGTCAATTTAAATCAAATTAAAACAGTTTATATTGATAAGGCAGGTTCAAACTATGCAAACGGTTTGGGGCAAGAATTAAATATTATTGGTGATGGATCTGGTGGGAAAGTTAGAGTTGATGTTGAAGGTGGAAAGATAACTGATACTGTTGTTACTGCTGGTGGAAAAGATTATACATATGCATTAGTTGATCTTGGTTCCATCAACTCAAATACAACTGGAACTAGTGCTAAATTGCTTCCAGTCATACCACCATCAAAAGGTCATGGTTATGATGTCTATACTGAACTAGGTACTGATAAAGTATTGGTTTATGCAAGATTTGACGATTCAACCAAGGATTTTCCAATTGACACAAGTTTTGCACAAATTGGAATTGTAAAGAATCCAACATCTGTTGGATCTGACCAGGTTTATACCGATAACACATTTAGTGGTTTATATTCAGTCAAATTTTCTTCTATAACTGGAACTCCACAAGTTGGAGAAAAAATTCAACAAACAGTTGCAAATAGCACAGGAAGAGCATATGGATATGTTGCTTCTTGGGACACAGAAACAAAAGTTTTAAAATATTTCCAAGATAGATCTTTATATTATAACCAAACAACTTTTGATCAACAAGACTATGTTGGCATATCTACGAACGGAAAGGTCTATCCATTTGAATCATCAGCGTCTTTGATTACTGGCCAATCATCCTCGTTTAGTGGTTCTATTGACACAGGATTCTCCGGAATCACTACAAATCCGACCGGAACAAAATTGGTTAATCTTAGTGTTAATTTCACTAGTGGACTTGCAAGTCCTGAGATAAATAAAGGATCAGGAGAATTAATTTATCTGGACAACAGACCAATTATTTCTAGAAATTCTCGTCAAAAAGAAGACATTAAAGTTATACTGGAATTCTAAACCATGCCACAAAAGACAAATTTAAATGTAAATCCTTATTATGATGATTTTGATAAGGACGATAATTTTTACAGGGTACTCTTTAAACCTGGATATCCTGTACAGGCAAGAGAATTAACAGGTCTTCAATCTATCTTACAAAACCAGATAGAATCCTTTGGCAGTCACATGTTCAAAGAAGGTTCTATGGTAATTCCTGGTGGAGTTACTTGCAATAATAATTTCACTACTGTTAAAGTAAATCCAGATCACTTAGGATTGGATGTTACTTTATATCTTGATGCAATGGTGTCGGGCGATGGCACAGAAGTAAAAGGTTCAGAATCCGAAGTTTTTGGTAATATAAAAGGATATCTTCTGCCACCACAAGAGGGTGTTGAAGAAATCACTCTTATTGTAAAGTATACTACAGGTGGTTCTGACGGGGAAACCTCATCATTTATCGATGGTGAGTCTTTGATTCTCCAAGAAAATGTAACTTATGGTAACACAACTTTAAACAGTGGCGATACTGCTTTAACTGTCTTTTCAGTAGGCGCATCATCTATTGGATATTCTGTGGGTGTTGCAAAGGGTGTATATTTTATTAGAGGTACATTTGTAGATGTACCTACATCTGAAATTATTCTCGATCCATATAATAATGAACCATCTTATAGAGTTGGATTTGATGTAATTGAGGAGATTGTTTCTTCGGATAATGATTCCTCACTTAATGATAATGCAAAAGGATATACAAATTATGCTGCACCAGGTGCAGATAGATTGAAAATCAGTGTCAGTTTAGCGAAGAAACAACTTTTAGATTATGATGATACTAATTTTGTAGAATTGGTTAAAGTTGAAGAAGGCAAAATTAAAAAGATTCAGAATAAGAGCGAATATAGTATAGTCAAAGACTATTTTGCAAAGAGAACTTATGAAGAGTCTGGCGATTATGCCGTAGAACCATTCACTGTAGATATTGCAGAAACTTTAAATAATGAGATTGGTAATGGTGGATTGTATAGGGAGGATCAAAGAACTGAGCAAGGAAATGTTCCTTCTGAGAACTTGATGTCCGTAAAACTGTCGGCAGGAACTGCGTATGTCAGAGGATATGATATTGATTTAATTGGATCTACTGTTATTGATGTTGAAAAACCAAGATCTACAAAAAATGTAAGTGGTGCAAGAATCCCATTTGGAATGGGAAGTTTATTGAAAGTAAATAATGTTTGTGGTGTTCCATATATTAACATAGGAGACCCTGAGAGTGGCGGAACGAACGTCATAGGTCTCTATAATAGAAGAAGGAATGGTTCAGGTACTGGTGGTACTATAAACGCTGGTTCTGGAACGAAAATAGGAGATGCCAGGGTATATTGGTACGGTGTTTCAGATGCTCCATACACTAACAATAGTACAGAATGGGACTTGTATCTTTTTGATATTCAAACTTATACTACATTATATTTGGCAAATCCATACACAACTACAAGAGTTCCTCTTGGATCTTTTGTAAGAGGTCTTTCTAGTGGTGCAACTGGATTTCTTGCAGATAAACCAGGTATTCAATCCGCATTTAGTGTATCACAAACCTCTGGTGAGTTCTTAGTTGGTGAACAAGTAATTATAAACGAAGATGAAGAACTTAAGAGTAGCATTAGAAGTATTAATAGGTATAGTATAGAAGATATTAAATCTGTATATCAAGATTCTGATACTTTAAACACCAATCTACAAACAGATTTTATTGCAGATACTGTTCTTCATGAGCAAAGATTGCCATCATTCTCAATTGCAGATAAATTAACTGTCAGTGGAGGAAATACTGGTAGAGTCTCTGGCAGATTCTTTAATGCAGTAACTGGTATTAAAACGGAAGCGATTATTAAGTATCAAAGTGGAAATGCTGATCCAAACTTTAATCGTATTACATCAATTTCAGCAGATGGAACAAGTATTGGATTAGCAGCAGCACCTGCTACTGTTGGTGGTATATGTAGAGCAAACGTTGATAATGGAGATTCCAGATTCTCACTGATGGTTCCAAAGATTCTGAATCTTGATTCTTCTGGTTTGTTTGTTGATTTGCCAGAAATAAACATTGCATCTGTCGATCTTTCAACTTCAAATCTTACTATAGCAAAGCAAATTACTGGACAAAGCACTGATGCAACTGGATCACTTACCATAAATGTAAGTGATGTCCTTGACACAAGTTCTGGTATTACTAGCGTATTTTTTGAAACATTTGATGCAGAAAGATATTCTGTTCACTACGATGATGGAGAAACTGATCAATTAAATTCTGGCAAATTTACTCTGAATCAAAATGCAACTAGCGTTACTTTATCAGGTCTTAATGTCAGTGAAAGTAATGTTACTGTAAATGTCACACTTAAAAAGCAGAGTATAAAGAGTAAGTCTAAGACTTTTGTAAGAAGTCATAGAGTAAATGTAAACTCTACAAGTGGTGTTTCAACAGTTACTGGATTAAGTACAAGTCAATATTATGGATTAAGAGTTGAAGATAATGATATTTCTTTGAACATTCCAGATGTTGCAAAGATTAGAGCAATTTATGAATCAACTAACAATGATTCACCAACATTTGATAAACTAACTTTTGCAACTGGACTCTCCCTGGACACTAATGTAATTATTGGAGAAAAAATTGTTGGTACTGATAGTAGAGCTATTGGTCAAATCATAAGTTCAACGGCAACAACAGTTGACTATGTACCATTAAATGATGAGGAATTTGAAATTGGCGAAACTGTACAATTTAAAGAATCATCACTGAAAATTGTACTCCAAGATATTACACAGGGTAGTTATCTTGATAAGACGAATAATTATATCCTTAATAGAGGACATAAGCAACAATATTGTGATTATTCAAGAATCGTAAGAAAACCTGGTGGTTCTGTTCCTTCTCGCAAGTTATCAATAATCTGCGATTACTATAAAGTTGCTGATGGAAATAGTGGAGATTTATTCACAGTAAATTCATACACTAGCGACAGATACAAGTCCGATATTCCTAGTATTAATAACACTAGAGTAACTGATACTCTTGATTTCAGACCAAGAGTTGAAGAATTTGATGTAAGCACAGCAACAAGATCTCCATTTGCATTTGAGAGTAGATCTTTTGAGTCTACATTCAGATATGTTGTTTCCCCAGATGAAACTGCTTTCTTGGGTTATAGTTACTATTTACCAAGAGTTGACATTTTAACACTGAATAGACTTGGTGAGGTAGAAATTGTCAAGGGAGAACCTGACGATATTCCACAGGCACCTGTTTTTGCTGATGATGCGATGGAAATCGCTAGAATTACACTTCCAGCATATTTGTATAACACTACACAGGAACCAATCATTAGATTATTGGATAATAGACGATTCACAATGCGTGATATCGGAAAGCTTGAAGAAAGAATTGAAAATCTTGAAGAAGTTACTACTTTAAGTATGCTTGAATTGAATGCCAAGACTTTGGCAGTAACTGATGCAAATGGTCTTGATAGATTTAAAACTGGATTTGTTGTTTCCGATTTCAGAGACAAGTCTCTTGCGGATGCAGCATTCTCTGAATTTGATATTGATAGAGCAAATTCTCATGCAGTTGCACCTGTTGATTTTTGGTCAATTCCCGCAGAACTTGCATTAGATCCAGGTATTGATCGCACAAAAGCAGACTTGTCACAAAATCTAAAACTCTTAGATTCCAATATCCAAAAATCTGGTGACCTTTTAACTCTGAGATACAATCAAGTTGATTGGATTGAAAACCCACATGCAACAGGAACTGAAAATGTAAACCCATTTAATGTTATTGTTTTTGTTGGTGGCGTTGAATTGGATCCACCATCAGATAATTGGACAAGAACGATTTACATCAATGATACAAGAGTAGAATCTTCTGGTGCTAAATGGGTACAAGAAGCGACATCATCGCAAAAAGTGGATGTTGATGTTGATATTAAAGTAAATGCAGACACCAAGATCATTAAGAAAGTAGATTATGTCTATAAGAAAATGGGTGGTGGCAGAGGTGAAAGAATAAGAACAAAAGTAGTTAGATATGATGCAAAAACAGATATTGATGCAGGTGCAACAACTACCACCACTACTACAACAACTACCTCATATAAACCAAGACTAACTGGACCATCAAAAGAATTTTCATATATTGAAAGTGTCAAAACAAGCAACAAAGTAGATCCTTTCATGAGATCTAGAAATGTATACTTTGCTGCAAATGGTTTAAAACCATATATTAAACACTATCATTATCTTGATAGTCAGCAAGTAGACATTATTCCAAAATTATGTGAAATTAAGATGTCATCTGGTACATTCAATAACACCGAAGATGTTGATGTTTTCCTCAAAAACAAAAAGATTGCAAGGCTGAAACTTAAAAGACCAAATCATAAGTTTGGTGACACAAGTACTCCAGATGTTGGTGCAGGATTAGGATCTCCATCTGTTCTAGTTGAAACATATGAGGTAGATCCTTACAATCAAAATAGACCAGCACCAAGTGGTGCATATTCTGCAACATCAAAGTTAATCAATTTTGATTTAAGAGCAGTTGCAAATAAAGAAAAATATTATGGTTATGTTCTCAAAGGTGCAAAAGTAGTTGGAAGAACAAGTGGTGCAGTTGCAACTATTCAAAAGGCAGACTTGATTTCAGATAATTGGGGAGACATTATTGGAAGTTTCTTCTTCAGAGATCCAAACACCAATCCAGCTCCACCAATTAAAGTCAAATCTGGAACAAAGACTATAAAAGTTACTTCAAATAGTCCTAGTTCTCTGACTGTCAGTCCACAAAGTGAAGCACTTGGTACTTACAGTGGAAGCGGTGTAGTTACTACACAAAAGACGACTACCGTTCAACTCAGAAATCCACCTAAACCAAAAACAAGACCAACAGAAGTTAAAGTTGAAGTAAAGGCAACTCACAGAGACCCATTAGCACAATCGTTTACTGTTGATGGTGCAGGAGTTTATTTGACATCATTTGACCTTTTCTTTGCGAAGAAAGATCCGAAGGCAAAAGTCTTTATTGAATTGAGAACAGTTGAGTTGGGAACGCCAACGGATATTCTTGTTCAAGATTATGCACAAATTGCATTAAGTCCAAAAAATATTAAAACATCTAGTGATGCTTCGGTAGCAACAAACATTAAGTTTAAATCACCAGTATTTCTTCAGGGTGGAAAAGAATATGCAATAGTTATTCTTTCTCCTGCTTCTGATAAGTATGAAATGTTTGTTTCTACTATGGGTCAGAAAACTATTAAAACATCAACGTTACCCGATGTTCAGAATGTTATTGTTTCTAAGCAATACATTGGTGGTAG